GAGATGAAGAATGTATTTAATCTTGGTATAGGATACTGTTTAGTGGTTCCTGAAGAGGTCTCAACTGATGTCCAGTTACGAATAGATGGACATGGCTTGCAATCTTGGATCATTGGTGATATAATATCCGTATAACCTTTTAATAAATATGGCTATCCATAGTAATGTTACTATCACCATTGACCTCAATGGATTGGTATGGGATAGAGCTGAGTTTCTTAAACAAGAAATGTCTGTCACCCAGAATGATTATCTTGCTGAGACTTTACGTAAAACTCTAACATGGGATACCTTGTATAGTATGGTTGATGAGAGTATTTTACAGTTCTTTGATAACCATGAGCATCCAGATGTTTGGGATCCTCATTATGGTGAGATTCAACCAGAGCCTGGTCGTGAGAAAGAATTGAATAGAATAGAGAAAGAGGCAAAGGCAAGAGAAAAGGCAAGAAGTGAATTTGAGATGGTTGATCTAGTATCACCAGCATGGACAATTAAAGTACCGAGGAGGATAAAAAATGAGTCATGATATTATAAGATTTCGTATTAGACAAGATGGCGTAGTTGAGGAAAAAGTAGAGGGTGTTTATGGTAATTCTTGTGAAAGACTTACAAAAGAAATAGAAAATGCTCTTGGTGATATCTCTCGCCGTATACATACAGCAGATTACTACTTAAAACAACCTAATAAAAATGTCACACTTCAGCACGATCAAGACCAAAATTAAAGATAAATCTGCCTTACTTAGAGCTTTACAAGTACTAGGACATAATACAGATGTTGATCAGAAATTGGAAAATCCAGCTGATCATAATCATGATGAAGTTGTAGTACAAGTTGCTGTGGGTAAGGATATTGGTTTTCGTTTAAATCCATCTACGAAAACTTATGAACTGGTTACAGATCTTCAAACATGGGATCAACCAGTACCAGTAGAAAGATTTCTTGATAAGTTATCTCAACAGTATGCTGTAGAAACAATTACTGAAACTGCTAAGAAAGATGATTTTCATGTTACACAACAAACTACAAATAAAGATGGATCTATTGAACTAGTAGTGGAGAGATGGAAATGAATGTTAATGTTATAGAATTAGTTACTGGTGTTATCGTAGTTGCTGATGTAGAAGAACTTGATGAAGAACCTAGTTGCTTTTTGAAAAACTGTAGAGAGATTATAGAAGATAATGAAGGTGTTATTTCATTAAGAAAATGGCCTCGTTACACAGATGAAACAGAGGCCTTGATTTATTCTGATAGAATTACTACAATATCTGAACCTAACAGCGAGTTAACTTCACTTTATAAACAAGCTATTAATTCATGAATTTCTATACTAACATCCAATTAGTATCTGATAAAATTCTTTTTAGAGGATACAAGGATGGTGAACGGGTGATGTTCAGGGATACAATGAGCCCTGTATTATTTGTCCAGACTGAGAAACCAAGTAAGTTTAAAACATTAGATGATAAGAATGTAAAACCTATCAACTTTATGAGTCCGAGGGATGCTAGGGATTTTTTAAAAAAGTATTCTGAGGTAGATAATTTTGATATCTATGGTTACGAAAGATTTTTATATCAGTATATAGCTGATAAATTTCCACAGGAAGAGATTAAATTTGATATGTCTGTGATGAATATCATCACTCTTGACATTGAGGTTGAATGTGAAAATGGTTTCCCTGATGTAGAATCTGCTTCTGAATCTATACTCTGTATTACGATCAAAGATCTAAATACTAAGAAGTTAATTGTATGGGGTACTAGAGAATATGATAATAGTAGAGATGATGTTGAGTTTGTTTATTGTTATTCTGAACAGGATCTATTAGATAAGTTTTTAAATTATTGGGTACAGAATACGCCAGATATTGTTACTGGATGGAATGTTTATCTATATGACATACCTTATATTTGTCGTAGATTAGAAAGAGTTTTCTCTGAAAAACATATGAGATCTCTTTCTCCTTGGAATCTAATTAATTACAGGGAATTTACGATACATGGTAGAAAGAATATTGCTTATGATCTTGGTGGTGTATCTTGTTTAGATTATCTTGACCTATATAAGAAGTTCACGTATTCTAATCAAGAGTCTTATAGACTTGATCATATTGCTTTTGTTGAACTTGGTCAAAAGAAATTAGACCATAGTGAATATGAAAACTTCAAACAGTTCTATACACAGGATTGGCAGAAGTTTATTGATTATAACATTCTTGACGTTGAACTAGTTGATCGTCTAGAAGATAAGATGAGGTTGATTGAACTTTGTCTTACTATGGCATATGATGCCAAACAAAACTATGAAGATGTATATTCTCAGGTTAAGACTTGGGATAATATTATTTTCAACTATCTTAAGAAGGATCATATAGTTGTTCCTCCTAAGATTTCACATAAAAAAGATACCGCTTATGCAGGGGCTTATGTCAAGGAACCGAAAACAGGACGCTATGATTGGGTTGTCAATTTTGACCTCAATAGCCTTTATCCTCATCTTATTATGCAATATAATATCAGTCCCGAAACCCTCAGGCAGACTCGACATCCCAGTGCGAGCGTTGAGGGGATCTTAAATGAGAGTATAAAGGTTGATACACCTTATGCTGTATGTGCCAATGGTGCTCAATACAGCAAAGATTTTCAAGGATTTCTCCCTAAGTTAATGGAGAAGATGTATAATGATAGAGTCATCTTTAAGAAGAAGATGATTGAGGCGAAGAAACAATATGAAAAGACACCATCACTTGCTCTTACAAAAGAGATTTCTAGGTGTAATAATATTCAGATGGCTAAAAAGATATCTCTCAATAGTGCTTATGGTGCTATTGGTAATGAGTACTTTAGGTACTTTAGGATAGCCAATGCAGAAGCTATTACTTTGTCTGGACAAGTATCTATCCGTTGGATAGAGAATAAGATGAATGATTACGTGAATAAAATTTTGAAAACTAAAGGAGAAGATTATGTTATTGCTTCAGATACTGATTCCATCTATCTTAATATGGGGCCTTTTGTTGACGCTGTATACGAAGGGCGAGAGAAAACTAATGAGAGCGTTGTTGGGTTCCTTGACAAGGTGTGTAAAGTTAAACTTGAACCTTTTATTGAAAGTGCTTACCAAGCGTTGGCCAGGAACGTCAACGCCTATGCCCAAAAGATGATAATGAAAAGGGAGAACATTGCCGATAGAGGTATATGGACTGCCAAGAAAAGATACATCTTAAATGTATGGGATAGTGAGGGTGTTAGATATGAGAAACCAAAACTTAAGATTATGGGATTGGAGACTGCTCGTTCGTCAACTCCTGCTTTCTTTAGAGATAAGTTAAAGAAAGCTTTTACAATTATAATTAATGATACTAATGATGATCTAATTAGGTTTATTGATGAAGTTCGTAAGGAGACTAGAGAACAAGATATAGAGAATATATCATTCCCTAGAGGATGTAATAATTTAGATAAGTATAGAAGTTCTGCTGATTTGTATAAGAAGGGAACTCCGATTCAGGTTAGAGGTGCTCTTCTATATAATCATTACATAAAGAAGAAGAAATTGCAGAGTAAGTATCCACTTATTCAGGAAGGTGAGAAGATTAAGTTTGTTTATCTTAAGAAGCCTAATCCTATCAATGAAGACATCATTGCATATTTTCAGACACTTCCAACTGAACTTAATCTGAAAAATTATATAGATTATGATACTCAGTTTGAAAAGAGTTTCACTGCTCCTTTAAAGAATGTCTTAGAGACAATAGGATGGCAGGTTGAGAAGCGTGGATCGCTTGAATCTTTCTTTGTTTAATGGTACAATAGTAAAAAGGAATTGAATTATGAGTTTTCTTAAAAATGTAATTAAAGAGTTGGATAATGAATTTGCTTCAGTTGCAGATGATGGAATATCAGCAGGGGATTGTGATTCCTTTGTAGATACTGGCAGTTTCATTTTTAATGCTTTAGTTAGTGGTAGTATCTTTGGTGGTCTTCCATCCAATAAAATTACAGCTCTTGCAGGTGAGTCTAGTACTGGTAAAACATTCTTTGCTTTATCAATCGTTAAGAACTTTTTACAGACAAATCCAGCTGCACAAGTAATATATTTTGAAACTGAATCTGCTATTACTAAGAGTATGCTTAGTACACGTGGTATTGATGTGACACGTTTAGGATTGGTTCCTGTTACTACAGTACAAGAGTTTAGAACACAAGCAATTAAAGTTGTAGATGAATATACTAAACTACCAATAGCAGATCGCCCACCATTAATGTTTGTATTAGATTCATTGGGTATGCTTTCAACTACTAAAGAAGTTGAAGATGCAGCTGCTGGTAAAGAGACTCGTGATATGACTCGTGCTCAAATTGTTAAATCAATATTCAGAATTTTATCTCTTAAATTAGGTCGTGCAAATATACCTTTAATCGTTACTAATCATACATATGATGTAGTAGGATCTTATATGCCTACGAAAGAAATGGGTGGTGGTAGTGGATTAAAATATGCCGCATCTACTATAATCTATCTCTCTAAATCTAAAGAGAAAGATGGTAAGGATGTTATTGGTAATATCATTAAATGTAAAGCCTATAAATCTAGATTCACAAAAGAAAATTCTATAGTATCTACTAGGTTGTACTACGATGAAAGAGGATTGGACTCCTATTACGGACTCCTCGAACTGGGAGAAAAATATGGAATCTTTACAAAAGTTGGAAACAGATACCAGATTGGAGAGGCGAAAATTTATCCTAAGAATATTCTCGAAGATCCTCAAAAGTTTTTCACGCCAGAAGTAATGCAAGCACTTGACGAATGTGCGAAGAAGGAGTATAGTTATGGTTCATTCGATGGTGTAAATTGATGGTTGATAGGATTGAGAATAAAATCCTTTCTAATCTTATTCATGTTGAAGATTATATGAGGAAGGTAATTCCTTTTATAAAGGACGTTTATTTTGATAATGTATCTGAGAAAACAATCTTTCAAGAGATACTAGATTTTATCAATCAATATGATGGCCTTCCAACTAAATCTGTTCTAACTATAGAAGTAGAGAATAGGAAAGATCTCTCTGAAGATATGTTCAAAGAGTGTGTTGGTATCATTGATAGTTTCACTGATGAGAAAGTAGATCAAACTTGGTTAGTTGATAGTACAGAGAAGTGGTGTAAGGAGAGAGCTGTATATCTTGCATTAATGGAGTCAGTTAAGATTGCTGACGGTAAGGATGAGAAAAAGAATAGAGATGCTATTCCTAGTATATTGTCAGAAGCATTATCAGTATCATTTGATGATCATATAGGACATGATTATTTTGCAGATGCTGATTCTAGATATGAGTTTTATCATTTGAAAGAAGATAAGATTCAATTTGATCTTGATATGTTTAACAAGATTACTAAGGGTGGATTACCACGTAAGACATTAAACATTGCTCTTGCTGGTACTGGTGTTGGTAAATCTTTATTCATGTGTCATCAAGCTGCTTCTTGTTTGATGGAAGGTAAGAATGTTTTGTATATTACTTTAGAGATGGCGGAAGAAAGAAT